CACAGGAGAACGATAGGATGGTTATTCGAGAACGGACACCTAACTGTAGTGTGACAAGATATCTCGTCTTGGACGTAGAGACGACAATCGGAAATAACGCCGATCCTTTTGACTCAAACAATAGACTGATTTGTATTGGTTGGGTTAATTCAGAGGGTCTTGGTGGGTGTGATCACGCACTTAATCCTGCTTATTTCCAGGAATTGATTGATAGCCATGATGTGATCGTAGGCTGTAACTTAAAGTTTGATCTGCATTGGCTTAAACGCTTTGGGCTGGACTTCAGCAAAAAGAAACTGTATGATATCTCTGTTGCAGAATACATTCTATCCCATCAAAAGCACACGTTCCCTAGCCTCAACGATATGGCTTCTGCTATGTTGGGAGAACGTAAACTAGATATTGTAATGGAGAACTACTGGTCTAAAGGAATCGACACAGACAAGATCCCATTTGATGTACTGTCTGATTACTGCAAGCAGGATTGTGTTCTGACAATGAAGATTGCAAAACTTCAGATGGAAAAAACACCGGAGTATCAAAAGACCATCATTTCACTGGCTATGCAAGACCTAGCAGTGCTACAGGAGATGGAGTGGAATGGTCTCTGTTTCGACCGGGAACGAGCCAACTCAGAAGCAGAAGCAGCATTAAAAGAAAAGGAAGAAATAATTGAACGCCTCAAAGGACGTACTAAAGTACCTGAAATGTTTAATTGGAACAGTACAAAACAGCTTTCTGCTCTATTATTTGGGGGAAAGATTACGTACGCTGAGAAAATCCCTAATGGAGTATGGAAAAGCGGCAAAAGAGAGAATCAAGTAAAATTCAAAACAGTAGAGACTACGTACAGCTTTGTTAGACAATACAACCCGCTAAACGGTACAGAAACAAACGTCCCTGGGGTATGGTCTACAGATGAAGAGCATTTGACAAAGCTAGGTAAGGATGGTATCGTAACGGACATTCTACGAATCAGAGCTATCGAAAAACTAATAGGAACTTACCTATTGAAACTACCAGCTCTACAAGATGAACATAACTGGGGACATAAATACATTCATGGGCAATTCAACCAAACGACAACAGCAACAGGCCGCCTTGCTAGCAGCAGACCCAACTTACAGAACTTCCCACCAGAAGCAAACAGACTCATCGTATCGAGATATGGAGCGTGAGGTTGCCTTTACATTACAGGATCTTTCTGATATGGTAGATGTGCAAGGTATTACGCAAGTGATGGCGACAATGCAAATTGTGTTTCCTACCTTGTTCCATGAAATGTCTAAATACTTTATCAAACACGAAAAAGTTAAACAAAAGGGAATGTTGCAGTGCTAGTCCAAGCAGACTTCAACGCGCTTGAATGGCGCGTACCAGTATCATTGTCAAGAGACAAAGTAGGCATAGAGGAGTTAACACAGAAACGAGATGTTCACACAGCTAATCAAAACGAATTTAATCTCCCTACCAGACTCATTAGTAAAAAGTATCTCTTCAGGACAATTTTTAGAGGATCTGGGTGGGCTTTCGCTAACGATCCTGAGTTTAGTCACGTCAGCAGTGATCCTGATTATTGGGACATGGTTAATCTTAAGTTTTATAAGAAATACAAAGGAATAGACCTGTGGCATACCAGCCTTGCTCAGTTTGTAACAGCGCATCAGCCTATCATCGGGCCAACTGGTCGGTCATGGTTTATCGAGATGGGTGCGCCCGATAAGAACGGCATTCCCAAGATTCCTTGGAGCACTCTAACTAACCACCCGGTGCAAGGTACTGCGGCCGATATCGTAGCCCTAGCCCGTGTCTCTCTAGCAAATAGGATGCAAAGACATGCCATCAAAGGTGTGCTACAATCAACAGTACATGATTCGCTTATCGCGGACGTAGAAAAACAGGAGGTTGAACGTACAGCAAAACTAATGTATGATGTCTCAAAAGACGTAAACAGCAATTTCAAGAAGCTGTTTAATTATGATCTTATTATTCCATTTCCTGTCGAGGTCAAAGTAGGCCTCAACATGACAGATATGGAACCACTACAAGAAGAGAATCTATAAGAATGGAAATCAAAGTTGTAAATGTGTCTGTAGAAGACAACATCCCTACTAAGTCAGGGAACAAAACGTACAGTAAAGCTACTGTTACATACCATAATCTGGCTACGGGTAAGATCGAAGCCAAACAGATTTTCCCTTTCAGCGTCTCAAAAGACCTGTTTGAGAAAGTCAAGGCACTAGAGGCAGGTCAGGCCTACTCGGTGAATACCGAGAAGGACGAAAAAGGCTTCTGGATCTGGACAGAAATTGATCGACAAGATGGAGCAACAATGGCAGCAACACCAGCACGAGGGGCAGCAGTGCCCACTACAGGCCGTCCACAGTACGAGACGGCCAGCGAGCGCGCAGCGCGACAAGTCTACATTATTAAGCAATCATCGCTTGCTAATGCTATCGCTCTGTTAAAAACAGAGAAAGTACAACCATCGCCTCAAGAAGTCATTGAGGTTGCCCAACTATTCACTAATTGGGTGATGGATTCCCCAGGCAAAGAGCCTGATATTGCAGATATGAAAGACGATATTCCATACTAAGGAGAGTTCCTATGTTTATTATCAAGAAAAATGGCAAGAAAACAGTACGCAAGACCTTCCCTTCATACGAAGAGGCTCGTAGCTACGCACGTAAACTCATTCGTAAGAATGATGTATTCTACTCATGGGACTGCCTCTGGCGTAACCCCAGCCTGATCGACTACGGATACTCAATCACAAAAGTATGACAAAAAATCTCAGCCTTATTGACGGTGATCCTAGTGGCTAATAAATATACTGCATTTAGATTTATTTCTGAAAGTCATAAAGAGTGTGGCTTGTGTGGTGAAATAAAACCACACTCAGACTTTCATAAAGATAGCAAAAATAAACGAGCACTAGGATTGGCTTATTATTGTAAGCCATGTGCTACTAGTAAATCTCGTGCATGGCACAAAAATAATTCTAATAATGCAGAGTATCGAAGAGCTAGACGAGATACTTACTTTAGACACAAATATGGGTTGACTTTATCTGAGTATGAAGATAAACTTAAGGCACAGGACAACAAATGTACTATTTGTCTTACACCACTAGCATCAACTGGACTACTTACTCATCTAGATCATTGCCACAAAACAAATAAAATTCGTAGCTTTTTATGTACGAATTGTAATAGAGGACTAGGAAGTTTTAAGGACAATGTTTTTATCATGAAAAATGCAATCTCTTATTTAATAGAGCATACTGAGAATGGGACTCAGAAGGAGGATACATGTCTATGAAGCCTATTACAGCTCTCATAGACGGTTAGGTGATCTAATAGCGTACCGCTGTGCGGCTTCTTGTGAGCCTATGTCTACCAAACCAGAAAGAGAGCCTGTTGACTTCGCTATCCAGCGTCTGGATGAGCTTATGTGGAAAATCATAGCCACGACTGACGTACAAGAGTACAAAGTCTTCCTTTCTGGTGGTGACAACTTCAGAAAACTTCTGTATCCTGAGTACAAGGCCAATAGAAAAGACGTAAGAGTCCCTGAATATTTGGCTGAGTGTCAGCACTTCTTGATCAAAAACTGGAATGCTGAGATGATCGTAGGGATGGAAGCCGATGATGCTATCGGCATCCATCACCATAAAGATCACAGCATCATTGTTAGTATTGATAAGGACTTTAAACAGCTTGAAGGTACGCACTACAACTTTGTTAAAGATCTTATTGAAGACGTAGATGAAGATGAAGCAGACTATAACTTCTGGCGTCAAATGTTGATGGGAGACAGGGCAGACAATATCAAAGGTGTTGGTGGTATCGGAGAAGTGAAATCAGAAAGGCTTCTCCGGCCCCTTACTCCTAATGAACGAGCTGCTGCTGTACTAAACCTATACATGCATGATCTGGAGCGGTTCACACTGAACATGAAACTTCTACGAATCCTGCGTAGCCAGAAAGAGTACGAAGATATTATTGGAGAGATTAATGAAAACAGCCTCGGCAAAAGCGAAAGGGAGGAATCTACAGAAACTGGTGCGAGACAAGATCCTGACGACATTTCCAGAATTGGAGAAGGATGATGTTAGATCGACTTCCATGGGCGCTAGTGGCATTGATGTGCTACTATCCCCTGCTGCCAACAAGAGATTCCCTTGGGCCGTGGAGTGTAAATCCCATGCAAGAATGGCGGTGTATTCTTTCTATGAACAAGCGGAAAGCAACGCGACTGAAAGCCTTCGTCCATTAGTGGTGTTGAAAGCCAACCATAAACAACCATTGGTGGTATTATCATTTAACGACTTTATGAGGATATATGAAAATCGACAAAGTAATTGAACTAGAGAACGGCACTGTGCAATTTACTGGTGAACTATCAGCAGAGGAACTTGCAGTTGTGCTGGAAGCAGGTCTAGCTATTCTATTAAGGATGGGAGTAATCAGCACCCTGAAGACAGGAGAAACAGGAGAAGCAAGAGAACAACCTCCTGTAACACTAAATTGAAGATTCTTCTATGATATGTACTAAATGTAAAGTGGATCAACCAGAAACAAACTTCTATAAAGATCGAAGTAAACCTTCTGGTATTCACTCGAATTGCAAAACATGTCAGTCGAGTAGAGTAAAAACAAAAAGAACCAATGATCATGTTTGGCGAAAAAAACAGATTGAGAAATCCAAACAATATAGAGAAAAAAATCCAGAGCAGACTAAACTAAGCATTAAAAACTGTACCTATAAAACAAAGTATGGGATTACATATCATCAATTCCTCTCTAAAATAAATGAACAGGATGGTCTATGTAAGATATGTAGTACCAAACTAGAGGTAGAAGGAAGAAACTGCTCACAAAAAGCAGTAGTAGATCACTGCCACAGTACAGGTAAAATAAGAGGCATTATCTGCCATCGCTGTAATGTTGGTCTTGGTAATTTTCTCGACAACGCACAACTACTTAATAAAGCACAGGAGTATATATCATCCGAATCCTTCTTTTAGATATTGAAACAGCCCCTAACACAGTACATGTGTGGGGGCTGTGGAACCAGAACGTAGGTATTAACCAGATCATGGCTAGTGGCTATACCATGTGCTTTGCTGCCAAGTGGTATGGAGAGAAGGATGTAATGTTCGACTCTATCTATCACAGCACACCAAAGATCATGATGAAACGGCTGCACAAGCTTCTGGAAGAAGCCGATGCAGTAGTACACTACAATGGGACTAAGTTTGATATCCCAACCGTTAACAAGGAATTCATCCTATTCAACCTAAAACCACCAGCACCCTATAAACAGATTGACCTACTCAAGACCGCTCGTAGCGTCTTCAGATTCCCATCTAACAAGCTGGACTACATCGCGCGTGTCCTGAAACTAGGGCAGAAACCCGGCGGGCTTACACACGATCTCTGGATCAAGTGTATGGCTAAAGAACCGGAAGCATGGAAACAGATGATGGAATACAACATTAACGACGTGTTGCTACTTGAGAAGGTCTATGATAGAATGAAACCCTGGATTAAAGGCCATGCCAATCATTCCCTTTACTCGGAACAAGGGCTTGTCTGTCCAAACTGCGGCGGGACGCATTATCAGAGGCGCGGATTTGCGTATACACAAGCTGCGAAATACGTTAGACTACAGTGCACAGACTGTGGACACTGGTTCAGAACCGGGTCTTCTCTGGCACCCAAACCTAATGAAAAATTTATCTCACTATAAAGGAAGAGAAATGAACGAAATGTACTTTGACGAACAAGAAGACGTATTTGCTGGTCTACCTAACCCTACTATTGACGATATGCTTGCAATTATTGAGCAGCAGTATGAAATCCACCTGATCAACGAAGAACTAGCTAATGACAAAAGCGAATGATTATCAGATTTCAGGAACACACTACAAAAAACTTGACCCGGAGCCTTGGGACGTAATTGCAGCGTGGAATATGGGCTATCTAGAGGGCTCGGTACTAAAATACCTTGCCAGATGGAAAGACAAGAACGGCGTACAAGACCTCAAAAAAGCTGCTCATTTCCTGCAGAAACTAATAGAAGTAGAGACAGCTAAAAATGGCCCTAACCTTTCATGATCTAGTAGATCTTCTCAAACGAGAAGATGAAGTCACACTACTTGAAGTCCTCGATATCAGCTCTGAGGAGCTGATTGAGAGGTTCTACGACCTAATCGAAATTAAATATGAAGAACTATCAGAAAAATATGAAGACGAAGTATTCGGAACAGAAGACGATGAAGATGAATGCGGAAGAGAAGACTGGTCATAAAACCAAACGTCACGCTCTATATTCTATGCAGGAGGAGGAAGGGGATCAAATGATCCGCGAGTATCTAAGCCAGCGAAGGAGTGAAGAATGACCCCCGACCAACTGCGCGAACTGGCCGACCGCGTGAGCTATGCAGCCACCTTTCTGATGCGTCCCGGCATGCCGAGCATCTATTGGAACGCGTGCAATCGCGCCGCCGATTATTTGCGGCTACAAGCCCACACGCACCCTGCGCCAGCCGCACCGCAGGCAGATGCGCAGCCGGCGTATCGACTGGCCGAGACTGATATCTATGACTTCGCAGGTTGGTTGACGTGCCGCAACGGTGTCATGCCTGTCGGAAGCACGAGCGATGCAGCGCCTATGGCGGAAGCTGTTGGCGACTATATCCGCACGTTCCCGGAACGCTTCGCCGCTGCGCCAGCCGCACCACAGGCCGAGCCGAAGCGCGAGCCGTTGGACGACCATGAAATCAGCAAGCTTGCATGGCAGCAGAATCTCTGGACGGACGGCCTGATCGAATTCTCGTTCCTTGCGTTTGCTCGCGCCGTTGAACGCGCCCACGGAATCTCGGGTGGCGGACATGATTGATAAACACGAGGCGGAGCGCCGTAGGTGGAGGGATATGCTCCAGCGGTGCTACAACGAGCGAAACCGATATGCTCCAGCGGTGCTACAACGAGCGAAACCGCTCATTCAAAAATTATGGCGGCAGGGGAATCGGTGTGTGCGAGCGATGGCGTGAGTCATTCGCTAATTTCTATGCTGACATGGGCAAATGCGGAAGTGGAATGAGTCTTGACCGGATTGACAACAATGCTGGTTACTCGCCGGGAAATTGTCGATGGGCTACTGCTACCGATCAGAGTCGCAACACGCGACGTTCGACCGCCAAAGATGCCGGACTCAGCTTTGATGGCAAATTGAATAAGTGGGTTGCCTACATCACCGTGAAGCGTCGAACTGTTCGCATCGGGGCATTTGCGGACAGGAATGATGCAATCGCAGCTAGGCGGCAGGCCGAGCACCATTACTGGGAACTCGGAAACGAACCACCGCTAAAGGGCTCTGCACCACGAAACAATCGGTCAGGTCATGTTGGCGTCTACCAAGACAAGCGACACGGCACATGGACGGCCTACTACGGAGGGCGCGGCAGGCGCGTGCATATCGGCTCTTATAGGTCTGCTGTAGAGGCTGCTGCGGCAAGGTCAGAGTGGCTCCGCGCTCACGGAATCGGAGGCAGTGATGCTGAGTGACGACATGACGCGAATGGCACGAGAAGCCGGCCTGCATTTGCCGTACTGGTTCGACGACATGGACCCGGCGAACGATCCGCCAGCGGGCTGGACGATGCTGAGTCCGTGCGGCCCCGCACTCGAACGCTTTGCCAGAGCCGTCGAGCGCGCAGCCTACGAACGTGCGGCGAAGGAGTGCCTTGCAACGGCAGCCGAGTTGCGACGCTGTAGCGATGGCTGCACTGACGGCCGCTACGACTGGAAAGCAGATGGCGCGGAGGATTGTGCCGACGCTATCCGCGCACTCGGAAGAAATGATGGGAACTAACTATTACCTACATCAGAAACCAGACTGCAAATGCTGCGGTCGCCCATTTGAGCCCCTTCACATTGGCAAGAGCAGCGGGGGATGGTGCTTCTCGTTGCACGTTATGCCCGATGACGGGATCAGCACGTTAGACGACTGGCGTGCCCTGTGGAACGCACCCGGCGCATTGATTCGCAACGAATACAGGGAAGTAATCACGCCGGATGAGATGGAGAGAGTGATTACGGAGCGCAAGTGGCGTGGGGGTTCGGTCAAGCGCCACAACGACGACAGATATTGCGTCGGGCACGGCGATGGAACGTGGGATTACATCGTCGGCGAATTCTCTTAGGAGGCAGCATGACTAGCACGCCGGAACAAATCGCCGCCGCGCGCAAACGTCTTGAGGAACAGTGGGACTCGGAGGGTTCCTGCGGCTCTTGCGGATGGCACGCGCTGCTCAGTGAACACGACGTAACAGATGGCGACATTGCCTACGCACTGGACTGTGATGCTGGGACGCTGCGGTTGTCGTGTCTCAGCAAAGACGACGACGAACGATGGTCGCATCGCGGGGTGCGTATTTTCATCGGGGAGGCAGCATGACTGACGCACAAGAAGCTCTGCGCCAGGTGCGCGAGGCGATTGCAGCGGGTCCGAGTCCGGGAGAGTGGCGCGTCAGCAAATACCGGGATGGTCGGAATGCTTTGATCTATGACGCCGACTACTTTGAGTTAGCGCGAGTCTGCTACCCGAATCGGGACGCGAATGCCGCATTCATCGCCGCCTGCAACCCCGCCGCGATCCGCGAACTGCTCGCCGAGATGGACCGGCTGCGCGAACTGCTGTGCAAGTGCGACATGAAAACTCGTCTGGTCGGCGACGGTTGCGAGTTTTGCAATCCACAGCTTGCCGAAGAACTGGCGAAGGAGCAGCGATGAGCGAACAGTGGAAGATCGGCAACGAGTTTGCGCCGTTTCACCCGAGCGCATCGCACGTCGATCCGGAATACCGCGACGGATGGAACGCCTGCTACGAGATCGCCGCCGGCGAGATCGAACGCCTGACCGCTGCGCTCCATGCCCAGCCCGGTCCGGTGAGCCTGGACGACGTGGAGTGGGCAGGCAAGGTGCATCTGGCCGAGGCGATCCGCGAGCGCGACGAACTGCGCCGGCAGCTTGCCGAGGCCGGCGAGGCGATCGCCCGGCAGGCGGCGACGATACGCGGCCTGACCATAACCCGGCCCGCAGGTCCGCGTGGCTGACCTGCTGACGATCGCCGAGACGGCCGAGCGGCTGCGGGATGGGCCAGGATCGCCCGCCTGAGCGCCGATCGCCACCCCGGACATAGGATGGCATCACCGGCCCGACGATCGCGCCGCCTGTGCGGTTCTGGCGGCCCGTCAGAACCACGCGACGATCCCCGCCACCGCGATAATCACCGCCAGCAGAATCAGGAAGTCGTCGTCAGCCATAGTGCAGCACCATCGCACCCGCGAACGCCGCCGCGACCAGCGCCAGGCCGACCCAGTCGAGCAGCCGGCGGACCTCATCGGGTGAGCGTCGCATCTTTCCTCTGCGATCCGAACGACGAGCCGAGCCAGAATGCCGCGATGATCCCGGCGATCGACAGCACCGCCGTCACGACCTGAATGCGGATCTCTGCCGACCACCCAGGCATGAACAGCACGGCGGCGATCACGCAGTAGAACGGCAGCATGAACATCACCGTCACCCAAAGGGCTGGCATCCGCCACGGCTGCGACTCGATGAGGGAGACGTTGAACTCCCGAGCTCCGGCAATGCCACCGCCGCCTGCCTCGGTCGGCGCGAACCAGTTCTCACGGTCCAGCGCCTCGGTTGCCGCCGCCCGCAGCGCCGCGTCGTCCCGAACCGCCTCGACCGCCGCCTGCGCGTTCGTCGCACCCGTGGCCGTCTGCACGACCTGAATCACCGCCTCGGCGGCCTGAGCATTGCGCTCCGTCACCCGGCCGTCGCTGCCGAACACGCGAATGAGTCCCGGAATCAGCCGCACCAGCTCGGGCAGCGCGGCAAGAATGAATGGTGATGGCACGGGTTTCGCCTCCCAGGTCGGTTTCGATTCGACGATCGGCGCCGGCGGCTGCTCGGACGCGAGGAACCTGGCCCGTTCGCGCTGCCGCCGCGCGGCAAGAAACGGGTCGGAGCGCCGCACGCCGTCGACCGTCACACGGTCCCAGGCCAGCAGTTGATCGGCGGCCGCGGCGTAGTCGCCAGCGTTCAACTTCTCGATCAGCGTCGAGTCGCGCATCGCGCCGATGCCGACATTCCAGGTCCACGAGAACAGCGCGTCGAACTGCTGCTGCGTGAGCGGCACCTTGACGTAGGCGTTCAACGCGCCTTCGAACTCGGCGATCCGCTCGCCCAGCAACTGCTCGTACTCGGCTTCGGTCAGCGTGTCGCCGGCCTGCACCGGCCGACCGCGGATCGTCGTCTGCCCGGCACCGATGGTCCAGTTCCCGACGTGATCCCGGTACGCGGCGAGCCGCTTGCCCTCCTCCCGGACAAGGATCTCGCGGCCGGATTCGGACAGTCTCATTGTCTAGTCCCCATGCGGCGACGGATGTCTGCCAGTGCTTCGGCGATCGACGTGACGCGGGAC